CAGGCACGCAACACATCGCCAAAATCAGGGCGAAAAGTGGAAAAGCGGGCCTGACTACGAGGAAATGCGCGATAAACGTCCTGAAGGGTGAGGTTGGTTCGCTCACGATGATTGAGGAGATAAAGGGCAGCGGCATTGTTGGCTGCATGTAAAGCCACCGCGGGCCAAAATGGGAGGAGGGCACAAATCGCATGCATGGCGAGCGCCGTCCAGTGCTTCCAAAAACCATGGACAGAACATTCAAACAACATGATCGCCAAAGCGAATGGCCTGCCAACCACAGGCAAATGTTTGAAAAACTCCTCATACACAGGGGCCAGAACGACCGATTGCCAGCCATTATACAACATGAAGTCGGCCAAGTCAATATTGATTGAATCCTCCAAACTAGGGAGGCGGACTATGGCCGGCAGCCGGTCGATTGAATCGAAACGGCGGGTGATTCGCTCAATGTCGGTAGGATAGATGTTGTATAGGCGGAGGAGCTGACCATAGATGGACGGCCCAGGGTGGACGACGTTGGGCGTGTAGGCGAAATTGATGTAACGCTTGCCATATACTTTGGCATCTGAGCCAGCGGTCAAGCGCAAAAGCGTATTGATGTAGCTGGATGCCACAGGGACGCCGGCCATTTGATTGGCCAAGCCAAGGGCGGTCCCGCGAACGAACGATTTCGGGTTCACGGCATGTCGACGCGTCGGGCGAAGGGCGCTGATGGGAGGATCACAAAACCAGCCGAACCGCGTCAACATTCGACCAAGCTTCGGCCCAAAACAGTAGGTGTCGCGACCAAACAAACGGGCCGAGTACGGGCGAGCGCTGCAGAAAGTGGCGTCTTGAACGCAGAGGCGCGGGACGTCTTCAGGGACGAAGCCGAAACTGCGCTGGACGTCCAGCATCAACGGCGTCGAACGCTCCTGGCAGATTTGTAGGCTATCATCGCCCATCACGAAGGATCGGTACAACGCCGGGCGGAACACCGCAGTGGCGGACCAATTCGGATACGCTCGTCGATTACGGGCGAAAAAACCCGAGGCACGTGCGGTCTCGAGCGGGTCAGGGCGCTCATCCAGGGACAAAGGGAGGATCCTGCACCCTAAGGGCCCAAAGCCAAGTTTGCAACATTGCTTGTCCTGAGGGAGCGTGCGGCAAATACACTCAACGATCGGGGGTTGTGGTTGAAAATCGACGGCAGTGGCGACCATGTAAGCGTACAACTTCACCAACCCATTGATGAGGGTGTTGCCAATGGTGGTGGTAGGGCGTCCACTAGCAAGCATGTCCACCATACTGAACTTAACACCGTGGCGAGAGGTGCCGGAAGACTTGAGCAGATGTTTTAAGTGGTGGTGAACACTACGCCCATCAGCGGATTTGTATCTCCGGCTACCAAAGTAGGAATAAATCTCCAATTCCAACTCCGTGCTAGGTCGATGACGGCTGCTATCAAACTTGCCATAGTCATTCTCAATGACGTTGGTGTCATGGATAGAAGCCTCTGCATCGTAGACGGCTTGGCCAATGCCGGCGGAATCCATGCCGCCAGGGTAACAAATGAAGTGCTCCTTGGACCAACAGGCCTTGAGCATGCTCGCGAAGGCGACGGCGAAAGGACCCACAAGAACGTTGTAATGTGGTGTGCTAGATAGAATGGCGCGGGGGGATTTCACTTCATCAATATGGGGCGCGTTGCGGCCACCTTTCTCACGCTTAACAAAACAAGACATCTTCCAGTACTTGTAGAGTACTCCGCCAACACAGTCGGCGTGCGCTGCTCGAAAGGTGCGACGCATTGTCTCAGGCCAACGGGCAAGCCAGGCCTCAAAAGAGATCGGGCGCACAGAGTTGCGGTTGACACCAGGAAAAAGATGGCGCATATTGGCACGCACCCATGCAGCAAATGCATACCAGTGCCAAACGTCGATGTTGTTGCGGGGTCGAGTGCAACGCAACCGCAGTGCGGCTACCTCATTGGCGGTGTTGCTGGTGGCGACTTGTTGTGTTTCGCCTGCAATACCAATGCCCAACAGATAATTGGACAATTTGGCCTCACCACTGAAGTGAGTAGGTGGTCGCACGAAGCTCTCGGGGCGGACCTTTGGGAGCTTGGCATTGTACGTGACGGATCGAAGTGCCAACGTGCCTGGATACCACACATCAAGGAAGGGTGTGGCGGCGTCGTACCGCCAAGGAATGACGGTACCAGCGCTGATGGGGATGCGCAAAATCCAATCCCAAAGGGGCCGTGATCGACGCCAAACTTGGATCGCGATGCCAATAGCACAGATAGCACCAACTGCCAGCCACCCCAAGCGAAGTCGCGTTGGGTAAGGCTTTGGGGCCGGTAAATCGGGCTCACGGAAGAGATGTTGCATTTTCGACTTAACATTTGCGTGGTAACCAAGGTCGGTGAACGCCCAGTTCTCCACACCCTGTTGGTGGATGTGCGATTCAACTAGTTTAGAGTTGCAAGTGCGTATCAACGACATTTCGCGGGCAAGGTTGCGGAAATAACCCAAGTGGACCGCCGCCAGCAGAGCGGAATCGCGACATTGTGGGGGGAGGTTGTAGGTAGACATGGTCGGCTGAAGCGACGCTATCAACGCAGATAAGTTCTCAGCTGTCCGCGCCTTGAAGAGTGTGCGGGTGGAGACGACGCGAATTAAGGAAATTGGTACGTGGACACACTCACGCGCACCACGGCCAAAGATCAGATTACTACCAAAGACGCAATAACCCTCCTCGTCAACGTCAATGGCGCGGAGAGTCATGCGAAGATTGTCCTTGATATCCTCATTGGGCATGGTGAACTTGAGCTCAGCGTAGGAGTCGCGGGCTTGGAGAACCTCCTCAAAGGGCATATGGGTTGGTGGGGGGTCGGGGAAGTCGAACCGATCGGGGCAAAGCACAAAGTAGTACACAGGCGTTCCGATAAGAGTGCCATGTACGACAGCCCAAGTGAGGGTGCCAAGAGGGGTAATGATGTGCGTACAACGTCGCATCCAACCCATGGCATCATGAACGTAAGGCTCAGCGTTGCCGCGAACGTGCATAGTGACGTAACCACGCGTATCGGACGCGTAGTCGGCCTCTCCACCACAAAAAGATCCAACAGACTCGAAGTCGTGCTGCAACGAATATGCGGAATACGACTTAGTGTTGGCGCAAATCTGGGCAATCATAAGTGCGGGACAATAATATGCTGAGTGTACAAAAACGGCGATATCAACGCCGCCGTCGACACAGTGACAATCCTGCGCGAGGCAGTTGCACCAACGGACACTGCCGGAGAGCCGAGCGGCTCGATCACGGATTATGTCGCTTGGAAGAATAATAGGCGCTGTGGTCCAATAATTGTGACGGGATTGATTGCGGGAGATTGAGCCGCCCACGTCCAACACGGTATAGTTCGCCCGTCGACAACGCGAAGCGATCCACTCTTCACCAGTACAACGGTCATCGGCAAGAAGACCGTGAGGGTGGTAGGAATCGACGTCGCGAGGGCGGAACTCAACCTTCAAGGACGGGGAGGTGTTGCGCTTGACCCAAGCGGCTTGATCGGGCGTGGGTGCGAAGTGGTAAATCTTTACACGCTCCTCGTCATCGTTGGGGCGAGGCTCACGAGGCTGGTTGGGTTCATGCACAACCTCTTTATCCGGTGGATGAGGGGGAGGGGGCAGAGGCAAGCCCGCATTGTAGGCTGCGGCTGCCTTGCGGCCGCGGTCATGGTCAGCGAGTTTGCGATTGCGTTGCGTTCGATCCTTGCGCTCATGCGCGAGACGCTCTGGATCGATGCGCTGTTCGCGGGGCGTACGCTCGCCGGGGCCAACAATGGCGCCTGCCTCCTTAGCATGCTTCAGGTCCGACGTGGGGACGGCCTTGTCTTCCTTCGCTTTCGCGTTTTTAAAGGTTGACAAGGGCGTCTTCCACGACGCCTGCTCTTGTAGCGGACGGGGGTAGGCAACAGTTAAATTACCTGACATCGTCAGGCGACCAAAACAC